GGATCAGCACCTGCCAGCAGTAGCCGTCCGAGAGCCTGCACGCGATCAGCGCGGTGGCGTCGGCCTTGCCCTTGGTGCGCCCCTCCGAGCCGTCGAAGCCCAGCGTGATCGGCGTTCCCGTCTCCACGGGCTTGGGCTCCACGCAGGCCCCCAGTTCGACCGCGGACAGGAACGAGTCGCTGGCGTGGGTGATCTGGTTGAGGAAGTACCGCCGGGCCTCCTGGGGGTCGGTGTTGCTGTCCCAGAACTCGTCGATGACGCCGTCTAGGTTGACCCAGCCACCCTTCTCGGCCGCGGAGTCGCCATACGCTTCCAGGAGCCCCGAACGCAGGCTGTCCTCGTCGAAGATGTCGGTGTTCGCCGGGGCCTCCCGGTGGTCCAGATACAGGTCGCGCTTGCGGGAGCGGTTCTTGCCCTTCAACTGCGTCTGGTGGGCGTGCCAGGACTGCTCGGCAATCGACTCCTCGCCAGGCTCGAAGGCGTTGGGCGTCTCCACCGTGCAGCCGCCGGTCTTCATGGTGTTGCGCCGGATCGTGCGCGCGAGTCGGTGCCCGCCGTTGGACTGCAGCCAGGACTCGGTCTGGTCCATGGCGGTGAACACGGGCCGGAAGCCCTCTCGGGACAGCCCCGCGCTGGTCACGGCCTCGATGCGGCCACGTGGGACGTTGATGAACGTCTCCATGGGCTCGATGTCGTAGTTGTCGTACACCGGGCTGTTGCGGGCCATGTCGATGCACGGCATCCACGTATTCGCGGTCTGGTCCTCCGAGACGGCCACGATCTGCACCAGCGGCTTGAGGCCGATGTCGTGCCACGGGCGGCCGACGGGCTGCCCCGCGGCGTCCCAGCCGTCCATCACGACCTCGGCCAGCGACTCCACCAGGCACAGCGAGGCGACTAGAGGGGACTTACCCCATCCCTTTGGCCGAGATAGCAGAGCACGGCGTACGAGGCGGCCTCGACGCATGTGGCGCTCACCAGTGCGAGTAGCAGGCCCCTCGAAGTGCGGGTCCACCTCGTAGAGCTTGAGCACGAAGTTGGCCTGCTCCTGAGTGAACGAGAGCGGCTCCCCGATGGACGGCCCGTCGTAGACCGTGAGGTTCTCATAAATCCAGTCCAAGACGTACCACCCGAGCGAGGGGAACTTGTCGTGCTCGTCGAGTGGCTTCCACCCCATCAGCCCACCTGGGGATGCCCGTACCGGCCCCGGCTGTTCGGCTGGTTCGCGGTGGCCTCCGACTTGGCCTCCACCTCGTTGGCCATGACCACCTGGATGCGCAGGCGGTGGCGGTCCTCGGGCGTGATGCCGAACTTCGCCGCGCGCAGCCGGAGCTCCGCGGCCAGCTTGAAGTCACCGTTCCAGAACTCGTTGTGGATCAGCGCCGTGTCGGTGAGGTACGACCACTCCGCGTCGGTGAAGTCGTCGGAGAGCTCCGTCTGGCCCCACATGTGCCACCACAGCAGCGTCTGGGCGTTCCAGTCGACGCTGAGGGGCAGGTCGGGCTGTGGGGTCGGCGTCCGGTACACCACCGTGGTCTGGACGTGATCCTTGTTGCGCCGGGCGCGTTGATCGTCCAGCTTGCGTAGTGGGCCGGTTCCAGGCATGAAGTCAGTCTAGCGCTCCTGTCAGCCATCGCCGCAACAGCGAGGCTAGACCTTGGCCGCCCATGCCCTCATCTTCTTGCGTCCGCGGGCCAGGCACCACTCCGGCTGCAGCGCGATGTGCACCTGCAGCCGCCAGCGTTCGTCGCACTCCCAGTCGCACTGGGGGCAGATGAACACCGGCGGCGGCGGGTTGCACTTACGGCACATCTTGATGGCCACGCCGTCCTGGGCGTCGTCGGCCGCCGTCACCCGCGGGCCGATGAGGCGCAGCATCATGCGCGCCACCCCATCGGCCTCGTCGAGGCGCTTGTTGCGCGACTCGAACACCTTGTTCACTTCGCCTCCATCAGTCTCATCAGGGCAGCACTGTAGGCCACGATGACGTGGTGGCGCGTGCTGCGTTCGGCCATGGTGACCTTGATGAGGTCGTGCAGCGTGGCGCTGTGGCCGGTGGCTTCCAGCGTGCGCTTCCACTCAGTGACCCGCGCCAGCTGCTTGTCCAGCAGGTCGTTGGCCTCGGCCGTCATCGTCTCGGCGATGATCGTGTCGAACTCGTCCATCATGGGCTTCTCTCGTTGAATAGGCGTCTGAGTACTTCTGCGGTGACCACCAGCAGCGCGGGGTGCTCGAAGTCCATCAGCGAGCGCATGATGTGCTGCAGGTCCACCGTGTACCCCTTGAGCTCGGAGTCCTCTCGAAGGGCACGAAGCAGGCCGTCCACGGACATGCGGGCGTATCCGTCCCAGTCCCGGTTCTCCACCGCAGCGGCCAGGTTGTCGCCCACCGCGGTGTACCAACCCGAAGTCGACGTGTCGTCGCCGACCGGAACGTTGGCGACCCGGTCGGCGAACTTCACCATCGCCGTCAGCCGCTCCAGGAACTCCCCGAGCACCATGGTCCACAGCGTCTCGTCGTTGAGCACGTAAAGCTGTCGGATCGTCGCCGCACCCTTGGCGGGGTCGGCCTCCGCGTAGGCGTCCACCAGCTGCTGCACGACCAGCTTGCCGTTCTCCCGGTAGCGGGCGAGCAGCGCATAGTCCTCCGGCGTCGGGTCAGTCACAATCAGGGTCTTCGTCGTCATCCTTGTTCGTAACGGACTCCGTGTCGATCTGGCACACGTCCACCGACTCGAACTGTGACGAGTCGAGGTTCACCAGCCCGTCGTGGACCAACGTCTCGGCCTCGTCGCGGCTGTCGGCTTCGACCTCCACGGTGACGTTCATCGTCACTTCGAGCTCGTAATTAGGCATTTGCCTCTCCCTTCCAGATGAACCTATAGAACACGTCTGCCGTGTCGACCACGCTGCCGAGTTGGACATTCCCACTGGCGGCCGCGGTGACCGCCAACTCCAGCGCCCGCCCGCGCGCCATCCGCTGCTCGTAGCCGAGCTCGGATAGCTCCTCTGGAGGTGGTTCCCGCTCGGCCAGTTCCTTCACGACCTCGCGGGCCTCGCCGAGGCGCAGCCGCTGGTCCTCGGTGAGTGGCAACTCCGGCTTGCGCCGCGTCTCCCGACCCGCCATTACGCGCCTCTCCGAGCCTTGCGGGCGATCCGCGAGCGCCGCAGGCCGTCCTCGTTGATGATCTGCGGGAACGTCTTCTCGTTCCACGTCCCGCCGTGGGGCCGCTGAATCTTCGTGATCGACTTGCCGGTGATCCAGTTGTTGAACACGCTGATGGTCATGCCCATCAGGTCGCGGTCACTCAACCGCTGCGCCGACTGCACCTTCGACTCGCTGCGAAGATGGTCCAGCCGGTTGCGGAAGGCCAGGATTGGCGAATCCTCCTCCAGCCCGACGCCGTCGTTGAGCCGACCGAAGAACTCGTCGGCCACCTCGATGCCGTGCTCAGCGGCCACCATCGCGTACAGCGGGCACAAGATGCCAGGGCGTAGCTTGGCCTGCTTGAACCGCAGCGCGTTGCGCATCAGGTCCACCAGGTCCTCGTTCTCCACCGCCCAGTCGGCCAGCACCGTGGTCGACAGCACCGCGGCCATCTGCTTGCGGTCGACGAACAGCAGGCCCCGATCCATCGCGAGGAACATGCGGATCGCCGCCGCCAACGAGCGCGAGGCGTCCACGCCCTCCAGGCTCAAGATGTCGGCCAGGTCGCGCCGACGGCCCTGATCCATCGTCTTCTGTGCCTCGGGGGCCAGGCCGCGGATCACCGTGAAGGGAATCGCCTTGCCGTCGTCCTGCAGCGCCACCGCGTACAGCCGGTGCTGGCCGTCGAGGATGTCGCCGTTGGTGGCGACCTTGATGGCCTCGCCGTTCAGCTGCCAGTTCCCGGCCTCCATCTCGGTGGCCCACTTCAGGATGTCGCCCTGCTTGAGGGGGCGGTTGTGGGTGTTGCGGTCCAACATCCGGTTCGCCACCTCGGGGGTGATCCACTCGGTGTGGTAGGAGATTTCGTTCATGGGGCGACCTTAGCACACCTTGTCATGGGTTGTCAAGAGTGGTCCGATAACCGTTGTTGCGTGCCCATTCGGCAGCGCGCACCAACGTCGCGTAGAGGCTGCGGAAGTGGCAGTAGCCGTGCGGATCAGCGTTG